CCAGCTTCGTCACCGGCCGCCAGTTGATCGGCTTGGCGTTCAGATCTCGCGCCGAGATGGGCGATCCAGAGGTCCAGGCCTTCAGCAGCCCTTCATTCAGCTTCGCCCCCCGCTTGGGTTCGGAAACGATGGCGAGGCGCGTGTCGCCGGACAGGGCGATCAGATCGGGCTGCGGCCCGCTTCCCGTCTGCGGCCCGCCCTCAAGGAAGGTCAGGGGACTGACCGCCAGCCCATAGGTGCCCAGCGTTTCCCGGCAGGCGTCCAGCAGGGTGGATTTGCCGTCCTGCCCCGGCCCTTGGTTGAAGAAGAAGGCCTGCTCGTGGATGAAGCCGGTCGAGGAATAGCCCATCATGCGGTGGAAGGCGCCGCGCTCCTCCTCGACCGGCAACGACGCCTTCAGCGTCTTCATGAACAGCGGCGCCCTCGCCTTGGGGTCATAGGCCACGTCCGCACAGCGGGTGATCCGGTCGGAAGGATCGTGCGGCGCGAGACGCCACGTGAACCGCTCGCCCTCGGCGGCGTCAGGCCGCCACCGCATCTTCAGCGTGCCGTTCAGGCAGTTGATCGCCATCGGGTCGCGGTCGAAGACGTCGCCCTCGACCGTCAGATAGGATTGCGCCTGGCGAAGCATGGCCGAGGTCTTCCCGGCGCTGCCCACCTCTCGCATGAACTTGATGATGTCCTTGGGCGGCATCCCGCTGTTGGCTTCGCTCAGCTCCTTGAACAGCCCGCCGATCTTGGTCGCCACACGGTGCGCCGTCTTGCGGGCCAGCTCCTCGCCGTACTTCCGGTCCCACAGGACGCCGTTGAATCCGATCCAGCCGCGCCCGAGCTCGAACAGCAGGTTGCCCTTCGAGCAGTCGACTTCATCGTCGTCGTTCACGACGCCGCCGATCATCAAAATCAGCCGCATCCCGTTGCCCAGGTCGTTGAGAGGCAATCGGGCCAGAGCCGCCGGGTCCGGCGCGGCCGGAAAATGGTAGATACTCGCTGTCACTGACACACCTCGCCGGACGCCAGCAGCGCCCTCAGTTCATCGTTGAAATCGCGGCCCGGCCCCGGCGCGATGGTGCGCACGCCGTGCGCTCCCGCCCGTCGCCACGCCTGTTCGGCCAAA